GATAATATCGGAGAATTAAGATGAAGTATACATTAAATGCAACATCAACAAGATTTAGAATGAACTTAAATCAAACTATATTTGAGGATTATCCAGATAAAAACTATATTAGAAAGCTAACAAAATTAAATAGATGCTTAATAACATTATCATATAATCATGAACCACCAACAGTTGGTTTAATAGTATTATCACATAAGAATAGATTTCTAAAAATAAATTTACTATTGGTAAGAAAAGAGTTTAGATGCTTAGGTAATGGAGCTAGATTATTAAAATTTGTTATTGACTTAATAAATGATGAGTTTGTACCAGCAGATGTATTATATACTGTTTGTCCTTGTAGTAAGTTTAACTGTGATGTATACCAAAAGCTATTAATAAAATGTGGTTTTCAACCAATTACAATAAAGTCTAATGGAGATATAGTTTACACATATGAAAAATCAATTCAAAAAAGCAATAGAAAAAATTAAATCAGGCGAGCAAACTATTCATCTAATGCAGGTATATGGATTTAACTTTCAATTAGGTAGACTAAATTTGTTACTAGGTTCACCAGGTGCAGGTAAAAGTTTAATGACAATGCATGTTATGTTAAAAGCTATGAAGGAAGGAAAAAAGATATTACTACTTTCTTCTGAAATGTCAATATATCAATATACAATTAGAATACTTAAACATGAACTTGCAATTAAAGGTGATGATGAAACTGTAATCAAGCAACTTAATTCTCCATTAGTTCAAGATATATTAGAAAAACTTATTAATCAACTTGATGAATGTGTTGATTACAAGAATGTATTTAGAGAGAACTTAGAAGAACTATTTTCAGATACAGAGTTACCAAGTAAATATGATTTAATATGTTTAGATTATATTCAGAATACACCTTGGAAATCTTCAACTGATGAGTATAGTAGACTAACAACAATATGTGGAGCAATAAAAGCATTTACATTAACAGGATTAGATAAGACAGGAGTTATTTGTAGTCAAGTATCAAAAGCACAATTTAATGAAAAAGGAAAAGTAAATGAAGATATAGTATTATTACCAAAAGGAAGTAATGCTATATTTGAAAGTTCTGATTATGTAGTTCAATTATTACGTGACCAAGATACTGGATTAGTTCAAATATCAAATACAAAAAACAAAGACTGTATTGTTGATGCTAAGCGTGTGTATAAAATAAATCAAGATTTAAGATTTAGTGAGGTGAAATAATGGAAATACTAATTATAATTACAGTAGTAATATGGGCAGTAATTATTTCATCAGCAGTTAATTATGAGTTATTTAATAATGAAGAAAACGATAGATGATTATAGATTTGAATTAAACTTATATCTTATGAAAGCAGGATGTGAAGAACCAGATAAATTTATTGAAGGTTATGAGAAAGCTTTAAGATTAGCAGAACCAGTAAAATATAAACACATTGGTATATTAAGAGTACCACTTGAATTATATCAGGCTTGCCAGTTAGTTGTACCTAAAGAAGTATTACAAAGATTTGAAAATAGATTACAACATTATCTGAATACTGAACGTGATATAAATAAGATAACAAAGTTTAGAAATAACATAACAACAGAGTTTACAGATTTGTATAATGAGTGGTCCAATGTCAACACACAAGAAGCAAAAAACAACTATAACTAAATTATTAATATTAAATAGGTTAAGAAGATTACCTATAGTACAGAGATTATCTGTTCCAGAATTTGTTGCATTTGTAGCTTTACTACTAGTTCATAAAGGAAAACCAATTGAGTTAGAGTATGGAATTAGAGTAATCCATAGATTTAAGTTACATCATAAACTAGAATATAATTCTGCAATACCAACTGTTAATGCACTGGAAGCTTTAATACATATAGTAGTATACAAACGAAAATTATTAAATCATTACTTTGAACATAAAGAATATCCGATTTGGGAAGATGAAATAGCAGCTCCAATATTAGATATTCTAGAGCAACTTAGTAAAATTTATATGATATAAAGGAGGATAAATAATGGATGATATTAATAGTATACTACATTTCTTAGATAGATGTCAATCAAGAAAAGATAGAAAGTTATGTCCTTTTTGTGGATGTGATACAACTAATATGAAGTTTAGAGATAAACTAAGTGAAAAGGAATATACAATATCAGGACTATGTCAGAAGTGTCAAGATAAAACATTTGGATGTTAATATGAAAATATATGAACTTGAACAAAAGCTAACACCAGAGGAAAGAAATACATTACTATTTCTAACAGGTGGATTAAAAGTATTTAGAGTATCAGACTTAGATGAAAATTCTAGATGGAATATAAATGAATACTTTGGATATAATAAAGATAAGTCAGCAGAATTACTAAAGGTAATAATATTTAAAGATAAGGTAGTAACTAAACTTAAATGTCAATGGATGTAATAAAACATTGTTTAAATTGTGGAAAAGATTTTATAACATCGGATACTGATTACAGACAAAAGTATTGTTCTGAAAAGTGCGGAAATGCTTTCAGACGAAAGAAACATTATCAAAAACATTTAGAAGAATTCAGAATAAAACGAGCTTGGCTAAGAGCTAATAGACTTGAACGTGGAATATTTCAAAGAATTAGGTCAAGAGCTAAAGCAAAAGATATTCCATTTAATATAACAGTAGATGATATAAAAATTCCAGAGTTCTGTCCAGTATTAGGAATAAAGTTAAATTGTAATCATGGACATTCTGGTTACTTTGATGATAGTCCTTCTATTGATAGAATTATTCCTGAACTAGGATATACTAAAGGAAACATAAGAGTAATATCAAATAGAGCAAACCTACTTAAAAGTAATGCAACAATTGAAGAATTACAAAAAGTAATTAATGACTTAAGGAGAACTCGTGGATGGTAGATGTCATTATGGATATAGAAACAAATGGATATTATCAAGATACTAATACACTACACTGTATAGCTTTAAAACGTATTGGAGTTGATAAAGAACCTTTATTATTTAGTAGTAAAGATAACAATTTAAAAGTTGGATTAGATATACTACAAAATGCTGATAGACTTATTGGTCATAATATTATTCAGTTTGATATACCAGTTCTAGAGAAGTTATATCCAACAATGAACTTTACACACAATGTCTTAGATACTATTAATCTATCAATGATTTGTTTTCCAGAATATCCTGCTAATCAACATTCACTGGAAGCTTGGGGTAAACGATTAGGATTTGAGAAGTTTAATCCAATGACAGGTAAAGAGTATACAGAGGAAGAATGGAAAGAAAGAAAGAAAATAAAGGCTAATGTCTGGGATGTATATACTGATGAAATGGGAGCTTATTGTCAGCAGGATGTTAGAGTAACTGAATTAGTATTATGGAGATGTAATGTTGATGGTATAGAACCTTATGTTATTGAATTAGATAATGCGTTTGCTTGGATTATTTCACAACAAATAATTACTGGAGCAAATATAAATAAAGATAAACTCTTAAAGTTAGTTGAGCAAATAGAGAAAGATGAAAAGGAAGCTGAAAGTAATTTATTAAAACATCTACCAACTTTTGTAGACTATACATTTAAAGTTTATAAAAGAGATAATAAGAATAAAAATATAAAGGCTGGTGATATAGAAGCTATAGAAGTAATAACACCATTTAATCTAAACTCAACTTATCATTGGATGAGATACCTAAAGGATAAATATAATTTCGAACCACCATTGGTAAGAAGAAAAGGTAAAGACAATCCAACTCCAAGTTTAGATGATGAAGTATTAGCATCTATAGAAGATAAGTTTCCAGAAGTAAAAGATTTACTATTGTGGAAAAAAGCTACTAAAATTAAAAGGATGATTTATTCAGGAGATACAAGTGTCTACAATCTACTTGATAATAATTCTGTAATACATGGTAAGCTATATGTTGATGGTACAGTAAGTGGTAGATGTTCACATAGCAATCCAAATTTATCAACTATGCCTTCTGTTAAATCTGATGATAATGGTCCAGTTAAAGGAATTAAAGGTGGATATGCTTATGAAGTTAGAAGCTTCTTTGAAGCAAGACCAGGATTTAAACAAGTTGGATTTGATGCAAAAGGATTAGAGTATATGTGTCTAGCTCATTATATTAATGATAAACATTTTTCAGTTGATGTAATTGAGAACGGTGATATACATACTTGGACACAAACTACATTAGGATTTGAAACAAGAAAGCAAGCTAAAACTTTTGAGTATGCTTATTTATATGGAGCAGGAAAAAAGAAATTAGCAGAAGGTCTATCATCAGGTACAGGAAAAACTTATACAGTTAAAGATGTTGATGAAGCAATTAGTAAATTTGCAGCAGCTCTACCAGGACTTGAAGATTTACAGAATGGTTTAGTCAATCAATTTAGAACTAAAGGAACTATAACAGGATTAGATAAAAGAGAACTACATGCTAAGAATGAATATAGTTTACTTAACTTACTATTACAATCATCTGGTGCTGTTGTAATGAAACAACTATTAGTATTCTTTATAGATGAACTTAATAAATATGGATTAAAACTTAAAAGAGATTACAATATATTACTTAATGTTCATGATGAAGTTCAGGCAGAAGTTAGACCAGAATGTATTGAAGCATACAAGGAATGTGCACAAAGAGCTGTTGATAGAACAAATGAATTTCTAAAGTTAAATTGTAAACTACAGATAGATATTAAAGTAGGAAGGAACTGGGCAGAATGTCACTAAACTATTTATGGAATAAACTTGAAGATATGTCTACTGATGAACAGTATGCATATATAAAAAATGTATTATTAAGATTTCAGATAGTACCTAAATTTGATTTAGCTAGTATGTTTGAAGATACACCAGGTAAACAAAGTAAATTTAAAAATCCACTTGGTTATTTAGTAATGCACTTAAATCAAAGACAATTGAGTGAATTAATTCCTGAATACTATAGAGAATTAACTGATAATGATAGCTTTAATACACTTAAACAACAACAAATAATAAACACTATTCAATCAGTAATGTATTGTATAGATGGTGAATTTGAGATTAATTGTGTTGAAGAAATGTTTCCAAGATATTTAGGAAATAGAGTTCATACTGATGAGATGCTAAATGTATTTACTTTTGGTGTAGGTAAATATAGTCCATGGTCATTTCTTAAATTAAATCCATATTCATTAGTACCAGCATTATTTAGACATTTATATAAGTATCAGTTTATATCAAAGATTGATGAAGAAACAGGAGTATCGCACGTAGCTCATGCAGCTTGCAATATAAGAATGATACAACTAATATTAGAAAGGAAAGACAAACATGGCTCATAAACTAGAAGTAGCATTTGTACAAGGTACATCAACAATATCTAAAGCAATATCAAAAGTAAGTTACATTATCAACAGAGATAAAGATAAAGGCGATTTTATTCCAAGTCATGTTCTTCTTATATTAGATAATTCAATTGTTTTTGAAAGTTCAACATATAAACATGATGATGATAAAGAAAAAGTATATGAAAAAGGAACTAGAATATTAATACTTGATGATATTGATAAACGAAGTGAAGCATCTCTAGTAAAACGTTGTACTTTATCAGATGATTGTGATGCTTACTTAGCATTAAAATATGTAGCTAAAGCATCTAATTATCATTACTCCTATAATTCAATATTTAAGTTCTGTTTAAAAGGTCATTTAAGAAAAGATAACAATAAACCTAAAGATGAATATATTTGTTCTGGTTTAGTATTGGATGCATTAAGAGAAAAGATATTTGATAATAATGAAGCTATCAGAAAGATTACAGATAAGTTTAATGGAATTGATAGTAATTCAGTAACACCATTAGATTTATTTCTTGCATTTGCAGAAGCTGGATTTAACTTTAGAGAAACAAGAGGATTTTAATGTTAGTAATTTATGACTTAGATAAAACTTCATGTTATTGTCCAATAGCAGATAAATTAGATAAGTTTATTCCAAAGAATAAGTTTTTAAAGAATTTGGTTTTTAGTATATATCCTTTTATACATTCCTTGGAAATTAGATTTGGTCTAATTCAAATTAATGAGAATATGTATCAAAGAGCTAAAATGTTTCAAGAATTTGGTAATGATGTTAGACAAGTAGTTATTACAGCAAGACATCATACTAAAGCATCAATTAAACATATTCAAATGATATTTAAAGACATTGATGTTACATTAATTAGTATAGCACAAGGATTAACAGGATTATATAAGGTTGATGTAATTAGAAAGTTACCTATATATCCTACAGAAGAAATCGTAATGTATGATGATAACTTTAGTGAGTTAGCATTTGTATATGCAGAATTTCCTAATCAATTTACAGGTATGCAAGTATATTTTAAAAACAATAAGGAAAGTATAAGACGTGTATATTAAATTATATCCAACGCAAATAAAGGTATGTAATCAAATAAGATATGCAGAGAATAGAAGAATTAAAATCATTAACTATGTTGGTGGTTTAGGTTCTGGTAAAACATTCCTTGGTGCATTAATGACAGCTTGCTATATCTATTCCTATTCTAATTCTAAAGTATGCATGGTTGGTCCAACTATTCCACTAGTTAAAGATAATACATTTGCACAAATGATAAAATTCTTAAAGGTACTTGGTATTGAGATTGAAGCGCTTAACAAAGAAAAAACAATGTACTTATGTTCAAATGGAACTACAGTAATGATAACTCATGGTGCTTCTTATAAACAATTATTGACCTATGAGTATAACTTTATTGATGTAGAGGAAGCAAGTAAGATTTCCAATTCTGTATTAAAACAAATACAAGGTAGATTAAGATATGTAAATGGAGATGCTCCATTAATATTATTAACTCATACAAACCCGCCAGGTTCAACAAATCATTATTGTTTGAAATCAGGAATTACTTATTTAGGTAGTTCTTATGAAAATAAAAGTTTACCAGAAGGTTATATTGATGAATTATCTAAGAATATGACAGCCGAAGAAAAAGAGAAGTTTATTAATTCTAAGATTACTCCAGCCTTAGATGATGCATTAATACCTAACTATAATCCACTTGAATGTAAGTTAGCTACTTATGATTTACCTAAAGATAATGAACCAGTTGAAGTATTTATTACTTGTGACTTTAACTATTCTCCAATGTGTTGGTATTCAGGTGTAATTAAAGATGATGGTAAATTTCTATTTTTAAAGGAGCACTTAAATCTAAGAACTAATACAAAGTCACAATCACTAGAAGTATTTAACTATTTACAAGAACAATATAAATGTAATAGAATTGTAGTATATGGTGATAGTGCAGGTGCTTTCAATCAAAGACTAGATAATGACTATATTGTTATGGATGATGTTGCAGCTAAGCTTGGAATAAAATTAGATTTAAGAGTATTACCAAGTAACCCAAGAGTAACTCAAAGATTAGCAATATTTAGAACTAAAATAAAATCTGAACAATATAAGTTTAACTTAGATGATATGAAGAAAACTAACTACGTTTTTGAGAATACTAGGATAATTTTAAATTCAGGTAAGATATTAGAACCAACTAAACAGGAACTAGAAATTGAACCTGATTTAATATATACTCCACACGCTATTGATGCAGTTAGTTATCTAATGTACTATAATGAACACACAAAGGAATTATAATATGACAAATGTAAAAGTATTTGAAGGTTTACCATTCTATATTGGAACTGGTTCAAAGATTTCAGAAGATAAGTTAGCTAATGTTCAAAATGCAATCTTTCGTAGAACTAGAGATATACATGAGTGGTATAGTAGATATTACAAAGGAGTGTGTGTAAAGAAAGCAATTAATGATGATGCATCAGGAGCAATACTTAATGTTAATATGACATATGCTTACAACGCATACTTCAAATTTCTACATCAATCATTAGCTAGTTTAAGAGATAGTTTTAGACTAACATCATCTGATTATACAGTTGATACTGAAAGACCAAAGATGATAATGAAGTCTTACTTGGAAGCTCTACAAAATCAAAATGATTTAATAGCTAATGATGCTATCTTTTATGGATGTGCTGCTTTATTATTAGATGTTGATTTAAAAACGTCAACACCTGAACCTGGAATATTATTAAACAGAGTTCAATCTGCAAAACTAATATATGACTTTGAGCAACCTGGTTCTGGTTTATTTACAATTAGAGTAACACCTGAACTTGCTTATAAATATACATTCTTATCTGACTATAATAGAACTGCTCTATATAATAAAGCTATTGCTAGTGCAGAAAATGTAGCAGAAGTTAGAGTGTTTGTAGGTGACTTAGTTGTTAATGATGTACTTGATAGCTACATAGCTATCATATTTCAAAAGAGAGTTATATATGCAGAAAAGGATAGAGCACTAACATCTTTAAGAGCTGTTTCAATTAATGATAAGAATACAGACTTCTCTCCAATTTATACAGTATTAAAAGCTAGTGAAATATCTAAGGATGTTTATAAACTAGTATTCAATTACAATGATAAAGTTACTAATCCAATTAGAACTGGTCAATGGAATTTAGATGCTGATGCTTGGGAAGAAGCAGAAAGAACTAAGTATTTAAAATTAAGTCCTGTAGGTAATTCAACTCTATCTACATTACTACCTGGTGAGTTAGATATAAATGGATTAATAGCTATTCAAAGTAGTATTCAAACATTATCTCAACAAGCAACTGGACTTAATGAATATACTTTGGGAGAAAGTGGTGGTTCTGTAAGAACTATGGGCGAAGCTATGATGTTAGCCGATAGTGCATCTGGTATTTTAAATATACTATCTAATAAGTTAAAGCAGCAGTTAATAATACCAACTCTAGCTGATATATTAGAGATACTTAAAATATCATTAGCAAACTATTCAGATATATTCGATGAAAGTTTATTAATTGATGCAGATTTAGCTAAAGACCAGCAAGAAGCTAATCTACTTCTTAACTTGATTAATATGCCAATGTTCGGAGCAGTTATTCAAGGACTACAAGGACCACAGGCTATCCAATTATTTAGATGGATATTAGAGAAATTACATATTTCTGGAACTTCATCAATATTTGATAGTCTAATAAACAACACAATACCGAACAACAATAATACTAATACAAAGTAAGAGGTACACAAAATGACAGCATTTTCAGAAAGTAAACTATCTAAGCTTCTGACAAGAGCTATTATTGCTCCAGAAGATAGAAGTCCATTACTTGCTCTAGCTACTCCAATATATTGTCCTGATTATAATGGAGTAAGAGCACAATCATTGAATATAATTAAACCAACAGCACAAAAACATTATGTTCAATATCAAACAATTACTGATGATACACCAGGTCCAGTTACTACTTCCGATACCGAAGTATCAGTTGGTGGAACATTAAAAGTAATTACAACAATAAATGATGGAGTAACAACAGTTACAAATGAATTTACTCCTGATGAAAATATTGTAACTATTAATCTTAACAAGAGTGTTAAGAAAAGATATTCTGTACCTTACGAATTAGATTTAAAGACTGATGTAAACTTAATGAACCTCATCAAAGCTGATATGTTAGTTGAGTTTAAGAAAGCTGTTAATAATGAACTTAACTTATATATCACATCTAACAAAAGTAGTATCACTAAAATAGAAGCTGGTACTGATTTAGCTGATACTATTGGTAATGTAATAACAAATTATATTACTAAAGGAACTGGATGTAGGTTTAGTATTTATGGATATGATAATGGTGCTCCTGTGTCATTTATCACAAATGAAAATCAATTATCTTTTCCACAGTATATTAAATCAGAAGGTACAGAGAATGGTATGATTGGCGTATATGCAAATATAGATGATGTCAATGTACCAAGTATGTATTATTTTGCTAGTCCAAGTTTAATTCTTACTGATGAAAAATTCAAAGAGTTACAGACTGGATTTGTTAATGGTACAATTAGAAGCTATGCTAGAGAGCAACTAAACTTTAGTAACATATCAACTGATATATCTGATATTGGTACTACTGGTATAGCTGGTTCAAATGATGTTATTGCATTAGCATTTACTGAACCGAGAATTACTCAATCATCAAACACAAATAATTTTGGATATACAATATCAATGGAATGTTCATTTGGTATTGCACTTGTAAATCCAGATAATATTGGTATTATTGAGTAGCTTATATACATTGGTTTGAATTAGTTAGTTATAAAACTAATGAATGTAGAAACTAACATTAAATAGGAGAATTAATTAATGACTGCATTTACAACTGAAAGATGGGCAGAGAAAATGTTATTCACTTTAAAAACCGCAGAAGGTGGTTTTGCTGCTCGTATAGTCAACCATAATTTCCATAATCCTGGTGGAGATAGAGCTGATAGTGTTAAGATAATTAATCCAGATTTCTCGGTAGTTGGTACAGCATCTACTGCAGGTATGGATATGCCTTCTGGTTATGGCGATGCTAATTCATCAACTATCACACTTAACTTAGATACTCCACTTAGATATGCAGTTGGTCTACCTTGGGAGATGCAATTAAAAACAGAACATGATATTGAAAAAGGTTATAGACTAGCTTGTGATGATATTATTCTACAACAAAGAAACAAAGCAGTTCAAGCAGCAATTGATGCAGAAGGTAATATTCCTGTAGTTGGTGGTGGTACTGCTGCTGCTCCAGTTCAAATTACTAAAGATAATGTACTATCATTCTTAACTAAATTTAGAGTACAACTAATGAAAACTGGTGCTATTATGGAATATGGTACATATAGATTTGTTGATTTAGAAACACAAGAAAACCAATCTGAATTAGCAGGTCCAAGTGAACCGTTAGATGGTGAAGGTCAACAAGTACCAGGTGTATTAGCAGCACAAGCAAAATCTGCTCTACCTGTATGTGCTGTTCCTGGTGCTATCTATGAACTAATTATTGAAGCTGCAACTGAAGCTGGTGAAATGACCCAAAATAAAGAGTTCTATGGTCATGTTCCAGTAGTAAGAGGTTTTGAATTAGTATTAGATGAAGCATTAGACCACTTAGCAGATGCTTCTAACAAACACTTACAAATCATTGTTGGTACTAGAAACTTAGTAACAGAAGCATTCACTACATCAAGAGCCGAAGTAATACCAGATAAAGATAAATACAGAGATATTCTTAGAGGTATGATTGTTTACGGTGCTAAGGTAACTAATCCAAAATGTGGTGCTAGAGGTTACTTTAAACTTACAGCATAATCTATGCAGGGCAGCTAACGCTGTCTTGCAAATAGAGTTAGATTAATTAATTTTATTTACAAGGCAGTGTATACAAAATGAGGTATTAAAATGAGTTTTAACAAAAATCAAAAGTCATATAACAAAAAAGTTATGCAGACTGGAAAAGAAGCAAATCAATATCTAAGAAATGCACTTGGTTTAATAAATCAATATACAACTAACTATGCTGATAGAACTGATTATTGGACCAACAAATTAAATACAAGACAACTTGATTTATTATCTGATAAATATTTACAAGAAAATGCGAATATGTTAAGAGGTCAAGCTGCATTTGGTAGTAATAGTAAACTAAATGAACAAATGAAAGATAATGCTTATTCTCAACAAAACTACTTAGCTAACGTACTAAATCAAAATGTAATGAATGCAAACTCACTTCAAGAGAATGAATTAAGAAGTTTAATGAATGCATCTAATACATATCAAAATCCAATATCAATGGGAGCATCTGCTGCTCAAAATGTTGATGCAGCTAATAGTGCTTGGGCTAATACAATTGGTCAAGGATTAGGAGCTGTTGGAACAGCAGTATCATTTATTAATCCAGCGATAGGTGGTGCTATATCAGCAGGTGGTAATCTATTAAGTAGTATGGCTACTCCAACAACTGATTTAGCTTCAAATCAATATCGAAATCAACAACAACAAAATTATATAACACAAATGATGATGGGTAATTCACAAGGTACAGCAGGATTATCTAATGCTTTTAATAATTTATCAACACAAGCAGGTCAAGCAATAAACAATTGGTCGATTGGAAATAAATACAAAAATCAAGGAAACTTTGATAATAACTTAGCATAAAGGAGATATTACTAAATGGCTACAATGATACAACAATTATATAGAACTTATGTTCCGCAAAATGTTAGAGCAAGAGTTAAACAAGGACTAAGCGAAGGTAACAGAGCTGCACAAAGATTTATTAATCAGACAGTTATTAAATCTCCGATTGGTGGATTAGTAGACCAACTTAAACCAACAATGGATGCATTAGGATTAGCATATTCTAAAGGTCCAGGTAAAGAAAGTGATGATATTCTAAGAAAAGCAATAGTTGATTTATCTGTAGATAGTTTAATAAATGCTGCTCTATTAGCAATTGGTGGTGGAGTAGGTTCAAGTGTGACTAAGAGTATTGCTAATAAAACATTATCAGTTGCTAAATCAAAAGGATTAAATGCAGCTATAAATTACTTTAAACAATCAGTTGTTAATGCTAGAAATACTCTTGTTAAACAAAATCCTAAAGCTTCACAGACAATTCAAAAAGGTACTCAAATGGTAAAAGATAGTATTACCAAGAATAAGCAGAGTGCTAATAAAGTTTTAGAAGATGAATATAGAAAGATATTAGGTGATAAGTTTAACTATGTAGAAGGTTCAATTGATGATTTATTATTTGCAACATCAGAGGAAGTTGATGCATTATTAGGTGCAGGAGCTTCAAAACTTCTAAATAAAGCTATGACTAATAAGACTTTGACATCAGCAGAGGAAGCTTCATTTAAACAATTAATAAGAGAAAATTCTGATGAACTTGGTACATTAGTTAAAGACTTAGGAGTTAAATCTAAATTTGAAATTCCAAACGTAATTAACTTTGTTAAACAATTAGGAGATATTATTAAGAACTCACCTAATTATATTAAATCTCAAGCTACTGGCAGTAAGTTTGCAAACATTGGTAATTTAGGTTTATCTGTATATGATTTATATCAAGCATATAAAGAAAATGATAATACATTAATTCCAAAAACAATTAATAACTTAGCTAGAGTTGGAGCAGGAGCTTTAATACCAGGTAATACTATTATGAAACTATTATATGGTGGATTAGGATATGTAGCTTCTGATAAATTAACAAAGGCTGCATTTAAAAAACTTGGTATTCAAAATCAATCTGATATGGATGAAAATTTACAAAAAGAGATTGAAGCAGGTATTGCTCAACCAGGATTAGATAATGAATTACCAGAATTTATTCAAGGTCAATCAGGTAGAAAATACCATGTAAAAGGAAATAGAATTTATGCATTTGATACAGGTAGACCAGTTAATATTCAACAAGCTTTGCAAGATGCAGATGCTTATGTAAATTTCCAAAGACAACAAACAGAAGATAGATTGAATATAGTTAATCAGCAGATAGCAGATATGGAAAAGGCTCAACGATATGGCTATGGTGTAAATCCCGCTGATTTAGAACCACTGTATATAGAAAAAGAACAACTTCAAGGTAAACTAAATTCAATTCAACAACTACCAAGAATAAATGATGAATACGATGCATCTGGAGATTTAGTTGAACAATATAAACAAAAAGAAGTTCTTCCACAACAATTGCAAGAAAACTTAGCTAGAAGTGAACAACAACAATCATTAGACCAAGCTTATAAGGTTATCTTTGATAAGATTGCACAAGATACTTATAAAGATATGGATAATTACTATACTCCAGAAAATCAGGCAGTTGACTACTATCAGTACATGAGAAAGTTTGCAGCAGCTGAAGTGCCATACATGACACCACAAGAATTTTCTAGATATTCTAAAGTTCAAGCTATGTATAAACTTGGACCTACTTTAAGAGAGAATGCTATGAAACAATTAAATAGTTTAATTGAAGCTCAAAAAGCTCAAAGAGAATATAATCTTGAAGTATTAAAAGCTAATGAAACTGGTAGAAGTAACAGAGCTAATGAACAAATTAATATGTATAAAGCAATAGAAACAGGAAGAAACAATAGAGTTAATGAACAGATAAAAGGATATGAAGCTCAAACTGGTAGAATAAATTCTAATATTCAAGGTTATAATGCACAAACTAATAGGATGGAAGTACCAATTAAACAACAACAAGCAGATGCAGCAACTACAAATGCAAATGTAAATCAACAGTATTTACCTTATAGACAAGGTGCTGCTATGTCAGAAACAGTTATGAATGCTTCAATGAGTGATTTACCACTTGATAGCTTCCTTAATACAAATCAATCTGTAATGTCACAAATATTTCCAGGAACTCAACAAGGTAACTCAACTCAACAACAGGTACAAAATATAAGAGATTACTATAATCAACAAGGACAATAATAATTATGGCTTTAAGTTTTGAAAATACAAATAGTAATAGCTTCTCAAAAGAAAATATTCAAGGTGGTTTATCATTTGGTAGTAATCAAAAACAAAAGGAAAGTAAAAACACTATAAACTTAGATGGATTTGATACTAACATTGTTGGTAATATTAATTCAGATTTAAAAACAATTGGAGCTGATATAACCACTCTTGCAGGAGCTATTATTGGATACGATAAGGAAGCAAGACAAGCATTATTAGATACTTTCAATGCAATAAAGAATAATCCAGCAGAAGTTAAACAATTAGCAGATGCTATGTTATCAACATATAATTTAACTGTTGACGACTTTGGTAGTATGCCACTTGGTGAGATGGTTGGTAATGTTTTACAAGGAGCTTGGAAAAGACCAATAACAGCACTGATTGATGTAGCTTCATTAGCTAGTGCTGCTGGAATTAAACTTCCAAAGTCATTAAAAGGTAAAGTAAAAGATATAGATGAAGCTGATGTTAGAATAAGATTAGCAGAAGATGTTACTAAGAATAATTTAAAAGTAACAGAACTAGGTCAACAATTTGTTAAGCAGATTGAAAACATAGAAGCTAAGTATTCACCAGAAAGTATAGCTAAAGCTATGGAAGCAGTAGAAGAAATTGGATTTAAAAATGCTAATAAAAACCTAATTCCAATTATGAGTGATTTAGTAAAAGCTAACGATACATATAAACAATTTACTGCTATGGCTGGTGCTGAACTATTTGATGATGTAGAGTTTGCTGCTAAAGAATTAATAGCTAAAGGATATGCAACTCCATTTGATAAATTAAATACTCCAGAGTTTTTAAATTCACGTCTGTATAAAGATGCTAAAGCATTTGTTGAAAAGAATGAAATAAAACCACTATTTCACTTAGAACCAATTGTTAAATCTTTTGATAATGTAGAAGTTAAAGGAGTTAAAACTGGTTTATTAAAACGTGGATATGGTACACAAGATTATACTGATGCAGCTAAAGATTTATCAAGAAAAGCATCTGACTTTGTAAATAAAGTAATTAAATCAGAAACATTAGATAGTCCTAATAAGTTAAATAAATATATAAAGGAATATAATAAAGCAAATAATACTGATGTTAAAGAATTAAATTTATCAACAAGTATATTCAATAACAGAGTACTAAATGAGTTAAATTCTGAATTGAAGAAAACTATGTTAGCTGGTGGCGTTTATCTTGGTGCTAACGTATTAACAACTACATTAAGTATATTAAATAACTTTGATTTAAGAGCTTTAACTAAAACATTCAAAGAACTACCAAAGTTTAGAATGGTTGAACTAACAGAAGCTCAAACTCCAATATTAAATGTTATATCTAGAATTAACAATAAATTCTATAGACCTATTGCTTCAATAGATAAATACTTAGAGAATATTGCAGCTAGATATATTAATAACTATGGAGTTGATAAAGCTAAATTCTTACAATCAACTATTCCATCAAAGGTAGTAGCAACTAATGAACTACAAGCTGCTATGAAATCATTAATTCCATTTGGTTCATATCCACTTGCAGCAGTTAAAGAAGTAGCAGCTCATGTACAAGGTAGACCAATTAGGTCATTTGTATATAATCAATTAGGTAAAGAAGGTGAACAATTAAACAGAAAAGCACAGGAAAGTATTCCTGAAATAAAAGATGTTGATACTTCAAAAGTATTAAGAACAAATGAAAAGGGAGAAGTAATTCAACGTAATACAGTAGTAACTCCAATACAAGCAGCTAATATGTTTCTACTTGGTGAATATGGAGATGCTATTCAAATTCCATTAATTCAATTCATTAATAAACTAATGTCAGGTAAAGGAGATAGTAGTGTATTTGAAGTAAATGGAAAACAATATAGAGTTGAACAAGGTAAGATTAGAACAAACCAAGGTGAATTTAATCTGCTACCAAGTTTATCTTACATTGGTAGAAATATACTTGGACCAGTTCAATTCTATAATCAAGTAATTGTTCCACTAATGACAGATAAATATATTAAAGACGAAACTAAGTTATTTAATAGAATGGTTGATGAAAACCAATACTCTAATATGAGTTCAAGAGCTAAGAAGAAAGTAACTGATAAAGCAAAAGAGAAATTAGGTAAACGACTTCTTGGTACTTATGAATATAATTACTATGATACGTCAAAAGTATCTAAATCTATTAAGCGTAGAATTAAACAACAGCAAATCACAAGACGTTCAATCAACAGAGCGTTAGAAGAATAATCTCCTTTCTTTGTACACACAGGCAGCATGGTTTAACTTTTATTCTGTGCTGCCTTTATTTTTTATTAACTTTTGTAAACCTTTTGTTTAATCTATGTTAGAATTTATTTTTATTTGGGAATAATATAAATGTAGGCAATGTATAAAAAGAAACGAGGTGGACACACAAACAAATTAATTTATAATTGAGATAATTATTAGATTAATAATTAATTAATTATATAAGTATATAAAGATAATTATTTAATATTAAAATAAGATTAATTTATTTTTTATACAGTTTTTTTTTTAAATTATTAATTAAATATCTCAAATTATAACTATTATTATTGGATTATAGATTAAGTTATGATTTGTAATCTATTATAGATATAACGATAAATAGATTAACAAATATATTTATTAGTTCTACGATAGATATATATTTGTGTTTATAGATTGAAAATGTAGATTTTATAATCGATTGTATAGTAGATATATTTATATTTTAAAAAAAACTGTATAAAAAATATCTTTATATACATTAAATAAATAAACAGAGATACTTTATATACATTTAATTAAATATGATTAAATGAATATATATCTTTATATACTTGATGCAGTGCAGCTGCTGAATGTAAACAAATGTAAAGAAATAAGTAAATAATGTTATATTAAATAATGTTTGTGGAATAATATAAATATAGGATACGATATTAAATAAAATAATAAGGAGTAAATTAATATGATTAAAATTAATTATTATGTCGGATGTAATGACAAAGACACATTAAAACAAAAATTATCAGATGACTATTTTATGATGACCTTTAATACTTTATTTGATAACTTTACAGTTACAGAAGCAACAGGAAAGTTTGTTAATGAAGAAGGATTGGCAACAACTGAAAAAACTTTTATAATTACTTTATTATTAAATGATGATGACAAGGAAACATTAGAAGAATGGATTGAAATAAATTGTTTTTATTTAAAACATGAATTAAATCAGGAAAGTATCCTTGTAACAAAAGAAGTTATACAAGCTAACTTTTATTAAAATATGTAACTGTAAAGAGGTTTAAAATGAATATAGATAAAATATTAAATAATATTGACATAAAGATTTTATGTAATCATAGAATAAAAATAGACAACAATATAAGTACAATAAAATTATTATTGCAAGTAATAAATAAAACAAATAATAAAGGTGCTACTTTTCAATATGTAGATAGAATATCAGATTTTAAAAATCCATACCAAGTAAATAAAAAAGATGTTATAAGCTGTTTACTAAGTGATTTTTATATTTATGAAGAAGCTAGTAATATACATATATTAGATGATTTTAAACGTTATAGTTATTTAAAAAATAATTATGGAATAAAAGCTTATAATGATTATAATAAATTATATAATCTATATTGGAAAGTCTTAAAAATATTTTCTGGTGAAGAATTAGATTATCTAAAAGAAAATTTATGTAAAGTAATGTAAATAATTAATCAATATATGTTAGATAGAATTAAATAAAGGGTATAATATTAATATAACAAATAAAGGAGTATATTATGCAAAGATTAAATAGTACAGGAAGTTTTTGGATTGATAATTATGGTAATTATTGGAGTTATTCTACCAAAATGAGTGATTATTTCAAATATGAGTATTTCAAAAATGTTAGAAGTTATTCAAATACAACTTCAAAACATCAAGGTAAAATACCTTATGCTGATTTTAATCATCAACTTAGAGTTTGTCCTTATGGTGATTGGAGTATCGAAAAAGCTATAACTGATGAGATTGAATATTGCAAAAATGAAATAAAATATAGACTAACAAAACGAAAAACAAAACAAAACCTTGAAGCAATAAAATATGAAGTATTAAAACGTAACTATTTATTAAAACTAATAGGCAAAAATAAGAAGCAACTATGCTAATATTAGATGCACAAATATTTTATATCAATCAAAAGAATGATAAAATTAAGTTATGTAAATCATTTATTGATATTGAGCCTGAAAATATTACTGATGTATTTGTATTAAATTCTTTACCTCAATCATTCAAAGATGATATAAAACTATTAGAAACTATTGAATTACACCCAACAGAGTTAATATTATAAGGAGTTATTACTTATGGATAGTTTAGTTACAACAGTAAGCATTGAAGAATTAAACATTAAATCAATTGTTGATTTAATAGATGAGATGGCACAAACATTCCATTACATTCCAAGTGATAGACTTGGTTACATTGGATTTAATACTAATGATGATTTATTAGACTTCTGCAATAAAGCATCTGAAATCAAATCTAATTTAGTTAACTTAGAAAACTCATATTATACTGATTAATTGTAACAATAACTTAACAAAGTGTTAATATCTATATACACTCGGGAATAATATAAATGTATAATATTATTGTATTACTTAACTAACAAAAGGAGATTATTATTATTATGGCAAAGATGAGTGAAGAAACTAAAGCAAAAGTTCGTGAAGCATCAAGTGGATTAAAGAAGCTAACAAAGGACCAAGAAAAAGCAATTTTAAAATTGTATGAAACAGGTGATGAAAAATTTAAAGAAGTTGAAAAAATTGTACATAAATCTGTTTTATATAAGTTAACTAAAGATATTAGATTTGCTTCAAAAGCAAACAGAAACGAAAAAGCAGAAGCATTAAACGCAATTTTATTTTCGTAACCCTTATTGATTTAATTAGAGTATATCTGTTATAATTAAATCATTCATACTCCTCAAAGATTGCAAAGATATACAAGCAATCATTTCTTTTAAAAGGAATAATTATGGATATATGGAAAAACAAAAAATCAGATGATATTCTATATGCAGAAAAAACAGGAGATTTATCTCATTATTTATATGATAATAATTTAACTACTGATGATATAGAATTTTTATTTGAGGATGGTTACAAAGAATTTAATATTAATAATTAAAAGGAGATAGAATGAAACGTTACTTAACTTCATACTCAAAAGGTGTATTAAATATTAGAGATAGACAAACAGGGAATACAAAACGTGTATCAAATATTGATAAAGATACAGCAGATTTATTTCAGGATGCAGTAAAATTAGCTAACTATAATATTAATACAACTAAAAGTAGTAAAGTGACTACTAAATCTATCTATGATTTACAAACATGGGTTAATGTATCTGATAAAAAAGTAACTCAAAAATGGGGTGATATACTACCAAGTAATATAAAATGGGAAAGTGAATACATAAAAGAAAAAGAAAACAATCTATCAAAGCAACTTGATAAATTACTAGATTTATAAGGAGATAATTATGCAGCCAACAGTAAAATTAATAGTAAGTCCAGAAACAGTAGATAAACAAAAGGAAGTTTTAAAACAAAGACTTGATGAACTAAAATTAGATTATGAAATCACTGATGCAGATATTACTTACAAAGAAATAACAGTAAAGTTAAACATCTCAAAATTGAGAATGATAAAACATCTATTCAAATTAGTAGGTGCTCCAGATGAAGAAATAAAATATCTATGTAAAATAAAATCAGTTATATTTGCAACAGCTAATGACATATTAAATAACATTGTTAAATCAGTGAGGATATAAGATGAAGATAGAAAGTCTAATTAAGAAATTTATTAAACTAGGTGCAATACACGAAGTTAGTAATAATGAAAAAGATTTCTATAAATTTATAAAGACTTATGCTGAATTAAGATTAAAATTATTAAATAATGAAACAGTAACTAAGATTGAGCATAAAGTTATAATTGCAGTAATAAAAGCAGGAATTAAATATGCTAATAGTTATTATGGATTAGGTATGAGTAATACTGATATTGATAAAGCTGTTGATGAGTATACTCCAGAAGTTTTAAAAGGTTTAAGAAATTTAAGAATTAACATCTTTGAAAAAGTTTTATTTCAAGGAAAAGAAGTTGAGATATAATATGAAAGTAAGTAAAGATAGAAAAATTAAATCATTTATATTTATTAACAATTTTAATGTAATATACAAACCTTATTATGAAATATCAAATGGTATCTATAAGTTCTTTGATAAAGTTACTAAGTTAAAATTTATGTATAAGTTTGGTGTAACTTGTGGATGCCAAAGAAAAATAACTAACAATGAATTAAAATATTACTATGATAATATTGAAATAACAGCTAGACAAAAAGAGTTCTTAAAGAAAAGAGCTATTGCACTTCAAAACACTTTACCAAATGGAGTAACTTTTATAAAACATAAATGTGGAGGCAAAAAGAATGAAAAGAGATAAGAATAATTTTATATCAATAATACTTAATAAGATAGCATTAGCTAAAAACTTTCATCAAAGAGTAGCACTATCAATCACATCAAAAAGAGTATTAACCCATATAAAGTTTAAGTTTTACTTACGTCGAAGATACAAGAAGTTATTTCTCTACATAAGAGTAATTGATAATTTTGGTAACACACAAGTAAGACACCAGTTTATAAAAGACATAGTCACACTAATTCCAAAACTAAGTAGAGTAAGTTTAAGAGGTCACTTTACAGGATGGATTATACAAATCACAGAAGAAAATCAAGAAAGCTTAATATTATTTCTAAAATTAACATCTCTATTATCCACATCCAAAGATTTCTACGCAAAAAAATCGAAAGTATATCTAAGCTTTTATAACTATTATTATACTTCATCAATTCCAATTCATATTAAGTTTACTAATAAACTAATTGAAGCAGTAAGAAATGTAGACCTATATAATTATCTAACCAAGGAGATAAAGGAGTATGACAAAGCTAGAGCTAACAATAATTCAGATAGTATTGATAATGGCTGCGATAACAAATAGTTGGTTACTATCATGTTATAGTATGGATTTTAGTTCTAAGAATAAATTAAAGACAGAACTAGAAAGTATTTGTACAGTATATAAAAATCCATGTAGAATTGTATATAAAGAAACAAATCTAATTCAAGGATTTACAACACCTAAAGGTGATATTGTATTAACAAATGGATTATTAAATATACTTTCATATAACCAAGTAAGAGCAGTAGGTCTACATGAATTAGGACATCATATACTACAGCACTATAAGAAGCAAGATAAGTTCTTAAAGAACTGGGATTTAGATACAAAGAAACTTATTAAATTTAGATATTCAAATGAAGTTGAAGCTGATTTATTTGCAACTAAATATGCATTATCAAGTAATGAAACTAACTATCTACCAAGTGCACTAACAACTTTAACTAATCCTACAGCAATTAATACTAATACAGTAACACATCCATCTACAGCTACAAGAATTAATACAATAAATATATATACAAATTATTATAATCAAACTCAACCAATATTAACCAGACCATATTTACTACCTAAATTAGAAAGTAATTATAATTGGAAACTAAATAACTAATTAAAGGAGATACGATGAACCAAATACCTAAATCATTATATGCTATTGCTAATGAATACTGGTTAGAAAGTACAAGATATAATCCACATTATAAAATATATAGATACAAGAAAGTTGCAGAGAAAAATGCAAACAAACTAAAAGAAAAATATTCTAAATCAATATTCCTAAAAAGATTTGCTAATGTAGTAAAAGTAGTTGAATATAGATTAGTTGAAGATGAGGATAATAAATTTTGAAAAGAATTATAATACATCATACAGCAGGAACATACCATCCAAATAATGTAGACAAAGAACACTATCATTATTTAATTGATGTAACTGGTAAAGTATTTAATGGTAAATATAAACCAGAAGATAATGAAAATTGTAATGATGGTAAGTATGCAGCTCATACACTTAAAGGAAACACAGGTTCAATAGGTATAGCAGCATGTTGTAACTACGGATTTGATTTGAAAAAGAAGCAATCATTATATCCATTTAATAAGTGGCAGTTTGAAAAGATTTGTAGTTTATCAGCAGAGTTGTGTATAAAGTATCATATTAAACCTGAAAATATTTATACTCATTATGGTTTTGATTTAGTACATAATATCAAACAAGGAAAGATTGATATAACGTATCTACCTTGGAAACCAGAACTAAATCCAATTCAGGTTCAAGATTATTTTAGACAAAAAATAAAATGGTATATTACAAAATGTAAATGTTAATAGAATTTTCTGTTTAGGTTTTAAATTTTACGGGTATAATATTATTATATTATTTATTTTATTGATGTTACAGTAAAGCAAAAGGAGTTAATTATGACTGAACAAAAGAAACAACCAAGAAAAAATCCAAGTCCACTAGTAGTACAAGGAACATTTTATGTTACAGCTACCTTTGAGGATAAACAATACGTTGTATCAAATGGATTATCTTTTCTAAGATTTGCTAAAGATGATGATGATATTAAAAAAGGTGATTATGTATCAATCCATGGTCCAGTATATCAAAAGAAAGATGCATCACATCCAATTGTAACAGGTGAAGCTATAGTTAAAAAGCTCACTGAAAAAGAAGTTGAAGAATATAAAGCAAAATTAGATAAAGCTTTTAAAGATAAAGATAAAACAGCAGCTAAGAAAGCTTCAAAGAAAAAAGAAGAACCAAAAGCAGAAGAAAACAAAATGCCCTGGGAGTAAGTTAAATGTGGATAGAAGAAATCAAACCGTACACTAAATATATAACAATAAATTATCCAACTAAAACAATAACTCTCGTACATCCACACTTTAAAAGTGGTCAACTCAACTTTCGTAGATTTCTTAAATCCATAAAACAAAATACTTATCAAGGATATACAGTAGAAGCATCAGGTTTTGCAAGTATAAAAGGATTTGTAATATTAAAATATATTAAAAGGTATCTATCTAAATTAGATAATGTAAAATCTGTTGAACTATCTACATATAGATTAGCACTATATAATTTAAAAGTAGTATTTAAGTAATTAATAAGAGGTAAATATAATGTCAATGAATACACCTAATCCAATGGATGCTTCTAATCAAGTACCACCAGAACAAATGAATACTCCAGCTCCAACAGAAGTACAAGCTATGGAGAATGCAGAAGCTAATCCACAACAAGTAACACCAGAAGTTCAACAATCTAATGAACAGGCACAAGCACAAGTAAAGCAAGAACAAATTGATAATCAAGTTATTAATGAAGTAGCTCAAGGTTTAGCTGATGAAGATATAACAGCTAGAGATATTATGACAGCAGTTCTTTCAGATAGCTTAGGTCTATCACCAGCAGGAGCATCAAGTTTGTTTGATTTACTAATGACAGAATTTGAAGAACCAGTTCAAGAAGATGTAACAGTACAAGTAGAAGAACCAGATGTACCACCCACAACAATGGAGTAATAATATTAATGGCAGTTAATGAAAAAATATTCTATAGTGTACCTAAATCTTTTATAATGGATATAGTTAATGTAGTTACAATGGTAGGTACAATTAAAGAATTATCTTATAGAAAGAATTATGATAATCCTATATGGGATGGTAATATTGATGAATATATTAATTCACATGATGAGAACTTTCCAGTAGCTGATATATATTTATTATATGAAATAGATGATGATGTGAAATACTCATTTGAAATTTACTTAGATAAATATGTACAGAAGTTTTCTGATAATATGTTACACTTAGAAAAATGTTTGGCGGTAAAAGAAAATGACTAATGTATTAGATATATACAAAGCACTAGCAGTAAGAATTAACTATCCAGTTACTCCTACATATAGATGCTTACAAAAAATAATTGGATATATAAATTTACTATTATCACTTTCAAATACACCACAAGTTATAGTAGAAGTTCAACTGTCAGGTGAACCAAATAAGAGATACTATAAAAGAGCAAATGAAAAGATAGCTTATCTATTAGATGGTAAACCTTGTAAACTAAATCCTGATGGTACAATACATACTAAAGATGAAACAGCATTTGTAATTAGAACTGGTTTGTTTCAAAGTTTAGATACTGGTGAAGTTAAAAACTTTATTACAACTGAAACAGATGTACTATCAGATGATTATTATTTACAACCAATATTAACAAGTTTATTCTTAGTTATTTCTGGTGTACAACCAAGTGAAGCAGTAATGTATATTAATGATGCTTGCTCACGTTCAAATGCTAAAGCAGATTTAAGACAAGTTGATATTAGTAAAATTACACGCAGGTTATAATGGCAGAGATATATAATATTAGAAGTATAAAAGTTGCTATTACAAAAGTTTTATATACACCTGTAGGAAATAGATTTAGATTGGGTTCAAACTTCTTAGATACTTCAATTCAGGAAAGTAGATATATATTTGTAATCTATAGTGGAAAGCTAAGATTTATTGAACTCGGATTTAATGACACAAGTGTATATAAAATGCTGCGTTATATATTCTATGAAAAGGATATAAATAAATTGATACTTAATATAATGGAGTTCTTTAATAATGGAATTAGACTTAACAGAAAATGAACTACTTGAATTAGCCAGTAAAGATATAGATGGTGTAGACTTACTAACATTTATACAAAACAAGCATAAGAATTGGCATCCTATTAAATGTGTTGAATTTTTAGATACATTATTCAAGGATAAAAAATATTCTAAATTAGTTGCATCTTTACTAACTGTAAAATTCCAGAGAATAAGAAGTAATCTACTTAAACAAGTTGATACTCTTATGAAGGATGGAGATACAGACATACTTAAATCAGTTGATAAACTACTTCAAATAGTTGTTAAGTTTAGTCAACTTGATGATGAAGAAACATCTGATAATAAATTAATAATAAGATTAGGTGAGGGAACTGATGAAAAATTCATACCAGAAAACAAAGAAGATACAGTACAGAAGTAAGTTTGAAGAAAGACTTGCAGGACATTTAGAGCATCTTGGATTTATCTATGAACCATTTAATTTAGATTATACTATACCAGAAACAAAGCATAAATATAAACCAGACTTTGTTCGTGGTAAGTTAATATATGAATTAAAAGGAAGTTGGACTACACGAGATAGAAAAAAGATGCGATTACTTGTTGAGCAACATCCAGAGTATGAAATAATAATGGTATTTCAAAATCCAAATATTAAAATAAATAAAGGAAGTTTAACTTCATACGCTGATTATTGTGATAAGTATAATATAAAGTGGATGCATTATAAGGAATTATTCAATGAAAAGAGTTATTAATTTAGATGATGAGGATTAAATATGCCAATTGAAAAGTTTAAGATAGTTAATGAGGATGGAAGTGTAAACCAGTCTGAATATAATAGATGTATAGATTTTCTAAATGACTACATATCTGGTGATATAAAAGTCTATCCAGAATTAACATGGTCTAATCCTTTTGAAGTTGATATGTCTACAGAGGAAAGTGCTCTTGAAATTCTAAGTAGAATTATTATGTTTACCGATAATAGACTACTAAATAAAGTAGCATTTAATAACATTAAAAAATTATTTACTGGTATACTTGATAGATATGGTTCTACTATTCACTCTTATGGTAGATACTTAGAAGCTTCAAAGAATTTCAAAGATGGCCCAGGTTATATGTATGATGTATTTACATCTGATGAAAAAGAAGTTAAAGTATCTCATCTAAATTCTGATATTGATGTATACTATATTAATGATGATAATCATACTGTAATTGAATATAATGATAGAGCTTATTCTGGAACAGTACCATTAGAAACAGTACCAACTACAAACTATCCTAATAATAATTTACCAGTAAACAATAACTATTTATCCTCAAATGTAGAAGGTTATCCAAATATTTATAAAGGTAACTTATGTGGAGTTTATTCTGATTTCCAAAGACTATCTGGTCAATATGTAGGTAGCTCAACTTTATTCTACTACAGTGAATGTAATGATGTGTTATATACAACAGGTGGAAATAATTATACTGATAGTAGATTAGGTGAAATTATAAACTTTAATTATAAAGCAAACGTATCTAATAAATCTAGACCAGCAAGAGGAGTTGATTTCAGTTTAATATCACAAGCACAAGAAAGTATTGATATTCCACAAGCAGTTAATGCTAAACTTAATCCAGAAGTAGTTAATCCAAGTGTTAATTACTTAACTCCAACTTTCTTCACATCATTAAATGAAACAGATTGGAAATAATATGAAGTATTCAAATCAAAGAATAACAAAAATAAAAAAGGATTATATAGAAGAACTTCTTAAAAGAGCTGAAAGTATGTCAGTTGAAGATGCTTGCTCAATACAGGAAGCAGGTTCTGATTTAACACCTTATCCAGATTTAAGTAGTTTAAGATTATGGTCAAGAGAATATTTATTAAAAGGTATAAATAAGATTTATCCAGTTAAACTAGATAGTGATGGACAGACATATTTAACAACAATAGTAGATGGATTAGTTTTATTTACAAAATTAACTAAATCTATTGATGTTGGTGAAGAACAATTTGAAACTAGTAAACCAGGTTTATGGTTATCTAATTTAGTACAACCAGTTACAGATAGTTTAGCAGGTTCTTGGTTAAGACATAACTTAATACATAATAACTTATCTTTTTATACATCCTTAAATGCTGATACAATTGGTAACTATACATTCTCATTCTTCCAACGTGGAATAATTCATAGAGATAAAGGTTCAACACATACTGATAATGATAGTTATTGCCAACATTGGTCACCAAGTGCACTCGGTTGTATATCACATGATGCTATTATTATTCCAACAAATAACTTGCGTTCAACTTATACTTCATATCAGATGCCAGTAACTCCAGTTAATCCAGATATGCAGAGCTATGAAGAAACAATGTCAAAGGATGTAGCATTTACATTTGTTGATAACACAAATAATATACCTTTAACTACAACAACGTTTAATGGTAGAGTAGTTGGTGATGGATGGATTTATGAATTATTATTTACTCCAAATGGTAATGGTTCTGGTAATGATTATGGTAATGGAGATAATCCTTCTGCTGATAATGGTTCAAATGGTGGATGTGTTACTGGTACTATAACTTATCAAGATAGTGACTTAGGTACAACATGTACTCAAGAAGTAGATTATTGTTTCCAAACAAACCAATCGTATTTTAATCCAAATGCGCCACAAGTTAGTGACAACGCGCCAGAGATACCTGATATTGAGAGCTATAAGGTCACAGGAACTTTAAACGCATGTTGTTATTATATACGCTTTGCTAGTGGTCCAAACAACGGTAGACTTGTAGATGGCCAATGGGTTCCAAACCTTAAAGTTAAAGATGTTAACGATGCTCAATTTGAATATTGGACAGGTAAGTTAATCGACGGAAGTTCTGTACAATTCTCATCATCAGTTAATGAGCCTATAGTTTTCACTTGGTCAACTGGTGCTACATGTGGTTCTTCAACACATGAACCAAACCCAACCTTTAACGCATCAGGCTATTGTGGCCTTTTGAAGGCAACAATATCAGGAACTATTTATAATAAAAAGGTGGAACCAGAGGAAGGAATTAATCTATACTTAAATATATACGACTTAAAGAAACAATATGAAAGCGAAGGTATTCCTTGGACTGGTGGTTGTGGTACTGCTAGATTTGATATTGAAATATCAACTACTAAATGTGGGAAAAGTTATTGCAAATCAATTCTAATTGCAGAGAATGTAGATATTAATTCACTTGGAGATATATCAAAATTAGAAGAACAGGTATGGGCTAACTCAAACTAAAGGAGTGTATATAATGAATGATTTTTGTGCATTCTTAGCTTTTCTACTATTTACATTTTTGATGATAACTATTGGTATTTTATTAGGAATAAGATACTATCAGTCAGACATTGTAGAATTTGTATGTGAAAATACATATAATAAAAAATATGAAGTATTATATTGCAAGTACATATATACTGAAACATCATCTAAAGTTACAGATAATATAATCTTAAAGGAAAGTATAATTAAATGAATTATTTAGAACTACAGCAAAGAGCAAACTTATTAGTTGATAAAGTAAATGCTTACGAAGAAAGTTTAGTTGGTCAAGAGATTGACGAAACACAGATATTAAATGAACATAAGTATGCTGATATATTTAGTTTAAGACCAGTATTAAAACTTTTATTTGGTGCAACACTTGAAGAAAAATTAAATAGAACACTAGATAATGATGTAGCACTTAGAGTATTTGCATCTACAGCTCCAGCTTGGAAATCATCATTTAATTTATTATCATATAATCCAGGAGTACAAAAGGTTGATTACAGTACATTAGGTGATGTACCAATTAGTGAGGATGGTTTACTTAGTAAGTATAATCCTTCTGTAGATTTAAACCCAACTCCAAGAGTTTATATTGATGCTTCTAAAATTAACTTTGTTGATAAGACATCAGGAAGTAGTATTTATCCAGTTGTAGATTTTAGTAGTGATGATGATTACTTAGAGTTAGTATCACAAGTTATATTTACAGATAACTTCTCATCCTCAAATACTTATCCAGTATTTAGTATGTTTCCAACACAAAATACATTAAACTATGGTTATTTAACATATAGTCCATTAGTTAGATTAACCTTTCATAATGGAGTGGTTAGACTTGGTAGTCAATCAGCTTCCTTTGGTAGAGATTTTGTATCAGGAGATATTCTTGATTTTAGATTAAAGATTAAGAACTCATCACAGGATAGTATCTACTTTGGTGATATGACTTTAACAGTTACTTTAAATGGCACAGACACTAGAACTGTAACAGATAATCGCATTTACTTTAATTATCGACAAAGTGGATGTTCAATATTATATCAATTCATTATAGGATATTATCAACAGACTTCATCATCTAGTGCAGGAATTAACGGTTATCAAATAAATCTAAATGAAACATATATGAACTACTATCAATCATCAAACCCAGTTGGATTTGAAACAGACACACATGAGATAGTACAGAATATAGATACATATAATAATCATAATATGTTACAATTAGATGTAAAACAAAATGAAGTTATTACCAGAGATGAAAGAATTAAAAAAGGTATTAACTATAGTTACTCATCTAATATTGCTGATGCACTAGTTACTGAAAGTCAAGTAGCAAATATCTTCTTTTGGAATACAACAACACAAGATAGTATTGCTAATAACTTAATTACATTTAATAGACAAGTACCTGGTATAGTAACTTATTATTTAGGTAATGATTATACATCTAATTTTACAGCTACAATTCCTTATAATCCGAGATATGATACAATAAACGCAGTTAATTATAATACTCCACCTTACTATGGAGCATATTATAGAGATACTGATTATACTCAATCACAAGTTGGATTAAATCCTGGAGCTGAATGTTGTAGAATATTTATGCCAGGATGTAACTATACTAGAGGTTTATTAGAAAGTCCACAACAAATATGGCAGCCAGATAAAAAAGTTGGTAATGATAATATTAACTTAGGTTATAATTGGCAAGGTAGAGCAATCTATCATGAGCTAGTATTTAAAAATAGAAGAACTGGTTCATCTGATAATAATGTAGATTTTATTCCAGCATCAAGTAGTATACCAGATAATGATAGTCAAGGATTAGCTACTAGAGTTGTATTAGCTCAACAGAAACCATACTATAGTAATAGACTTTGGTTTAAGGAATTAGATAATTTATATGGAGTTAATTGTTCTAAGCTTGCAGACTATATAACATTAAACTCTATATCTGTTCCAAAGCTCATAAAGGTGTATACAATAGCAGACTTTATAACAGAGTTTGGTAATATTAATATTACTGATGGAGTAGCATCAACATTTGGTGGTAATACTGGATTTAAGATACTACAAAGTACATTGAATTTTAGACAAGCAGGTGTGAAATTTGCGATAACATTTACAACTGCTGATGATGTTAGTACATATCAAAATATTAATACTGCAAATCAATGGATTAGTTTACATATTGAGAGTGGTCAAATTAGACTTAATGGTAATACAAACTCTACTATTTGTACTGCTGAACCAAACACTAAGTATTATATTGAATTTGATATTACATCAGACCAAAAGTCTAATACTAAATATTCAATCAATGATGGTGAATTACAAACAGGTCCAGTAGTAACTACTTTATCTATAGCATTTAGTTATAATGACACAGGTAATTATGGATTAGTTTATGGTACTCCGAATAATGGAACTGCTTATTATTTCAGAGGAACAATTGATTTAACAAATTCATATATTCAATTACCAAGTGATGAAGCTCCACAATATCTATGTAATGTTACTGAAAAGAATAAAGAAGTATTTAATAGAAATTTATTTAATATTATTGGAGCAGCAGTAGTATCTAATAGTGGTACATTATCTAATACAAGTAATAATAACTATGCAACAGCAGATATAGTATCATTATATTCACTCGGTTCAATTGAAATATTAACACCTATATTCAAAGGATTTAGTGATAACTCTTCATCTGGTAAAATGTTCGATGTATTATCAGATATTACAGACTACAGTAAAAGATTTGGATTTGGGATAAGATCTTTTAATCACGATTTATTTGAAGTTGGATATGTCTTTTATAATGGTAATTCTACAGCATCTGGTTATGAAGTTGTAAAAGAATATAATACAATTCAATTTAGATTTACACTTGATAATACACAAAGAGATAGTAATAGTTTAAACTCAATTGTTAAACTCTATTATAGAGTTGATAATGAAGTGGATTGGACTGAATTATGGGAGCGAGAAGGAATTATCTATGATGCACAATTTATATGTACAATAGGTAAGAAAGATAATGAAACAACTGGAACTATAGAATTAGGTCCAATGACACAAACTATAAATGATGAAATAAAATTTGAAGGTCAATCAGTACCAGGCACATCTACAATGAATGATGAAAAATTTTATAATGATTATAAATTAGATTATGAAACATATGCCAAGGCATTAGACCAACCACTATAGGAGATTAGAATGCAATTTAGTAATGTAACAAGATTAAATCCAGAAGCTGTTGCTGATAGTATTCCAATAATACATGGACAAAACTATTATATAGATGGACAAGGTTATGTATCAACATACAATATTGCAAATGAGTTTGTATTTGATATTAACGGTTATGAAGTAGAAGTTACATCTATTAAACCAGTTACAGAGTTTATCTATATAATTAATAATAAGGTAGCTTACAGAACAACTTTAGGTTTTCTTGTTACTGAACTAGATGCAACTAAAGAGAATTATCGTGGTGGTTTTCAAGGTATAGTTGGATTTAATGAAACAGAAACAGAGTATCAATATATAAATTCAAATTCAAGTTTGAAATCAGAAATTAAATATACAGGTAGAATTAATAGTTCTAAACAACTTGAAATATATATTGCTAATATTGAACAATGGATTGTTCCATTAGGTGAATTTAGATGTTTTATTAATAATACACTATATACTATCACATATGATACTGTACTACCAAATTCATTTGGTGAAACATTTGATGTAATATTATTAGGATGGACTACGGTTAATCTTAGTTTAGATACAAATTATATTAGAGATATATTTGTTGCAGGTAATACTTTATACTTATCTACTAGACTACAGATAATTGGTTCTACTCCATATGATTGGTCGTCTATTAATACTGAAACTCAAACAGTTATTTGGAGTGAGGATAGTAGACTAACAGGTTGCTACTTTGCAGGTAAACCAACATCATCTTATTTCTTCTTAGTAAATTATAATACATCATCAATCTATTGGGTATCAGCAGAAGATTTTTCAATACTACAAGAGTATCAACATAGCTTACCAATATTAGGAGTAGGAGCAGTTGATAAATTTACACTTGGTATTGTTGATAAAGAAGCATTAACACTACTATCTGCGTATGTAAGTTTAAATACCTGGTTAATTAAGATTAGAACATATTTTAAATTTAATCAACTTAGTGCTTATGAAGAAATGACAACGCAGTATTTAAGAGAGGATGTAATATTTGTTCAGGAATTAAATACATTAGTAGTTAAGTCTACTCAAAGAGCTTCAATGTTATTTCATATTTTAGATAATAAAGTATTGAGTGGATGTCATACTGAAAGTGAAATAATTGCTGGTGATTATGGAGCATTCTTAATTAAAGATAAAACGTTATATCGTTATTTATCAGTCGATGATAGTGGTGAATATAATCCAATTGATGTAGCTAATGGTATTATAAACTTTGATAGTTTTATATACATTGGTTCAGATTTAGAGCCTGATGTTGGTGGTTCTACTATGAGAGATACTGAAATATTATTTGAAGGTAAGATTGCTCTTGTTGATGGAGATGATGTTTCAGTTGAAAGTTCAGGAGATGTACCAGCAGATACAACTGATTTACCAGTTAGAACTCAACAGATAAATTCAGAGAATTGGTGGTATTTATATACAAAGACATTACGTTATCCTATTAGTTATACTGATTGGATTAAGATTTCTTTAATGCCAACAACAAAAATATTCAATATAAGTTTGGTAGGTTTACCAGAAGATAATAAACCTAAAAAGAAAAGTAAATCTAAATAGAGAGGTGGTGATAACATGGGATGTCGTGGTAAAAAAGGAAAGAAATAAAATGATACATATTTTATACGATGGTGATATATTATTAAGAGCTATGTTTGCTACTAAACTTCCACCACATATAGCAGTTCAAACTATGTTAAAGATTAAAGACAGAGAAATAAGAGAAGCTCGAAGATACTTCAAAGAGTTTAATAGGTTAGAACCTAAGTTCTATTTCTGCATTAGTCTTAACAGAGGTTTTAGAACTGTTTTATTTCCATACTATAAAGCGCAAAGAATAAATGCATATGCTAAGAATTGGATTGAATTTAAGAATGAATGTTTAAAAATATTACAAGCATTCAGAGTTAATATTGTAGCAAGTATGGTATTTGAATGTGATGATTTAATTAGTATCATAGCTAGTAATTTAGTTGAGGACAGTAGAAACAAGGTTATGATTATATCTTGTGATAAAGACTTTCTACAAATACCTAAACTAACAATTAAATCAAAAAAGAAAAATGGAATAAAAGTATTTGAAACAACTGTTGAAAGCAGTATGCATGAGTTAGCTAAACAATTTCTATTAGGTGATAGGATTGATAATATTCCTGGAGTACCTAAAGTTGGAGTTGCTACAGCAGAAAAAATGTTAGAAGGAAAAAATCTAAGAACACTTTATCAGGTTTATGAATTTGTTAAAGGTGTATATAAAGAATATGGATTAACCTTTTACTTTGCAAGCAATCTAGTATTATTAAGGATGCTTACTAAATACAATGTTCCACTTAAAGAACTAGCTAAGGTACTAGAGTTTGATTGTTTACATCCAAAGAATACAATTAATGACCATACTAAAGTTGAGTTTCTAAGAAAGATATTTAAGTTAATAAATAATATTAATCAATTTAGGACCGAAGCTTATGCAAGAAAAGGTAAATTACCATAACACTAATAAAGATGAATTAGATTTACTTCAACAATCATTAGCTGATTTACATTACATTTTATTTATTAAAAATGCAGTAGATATTGATGAGATTAAAAAAGATATAATAAGGAAATCTTATGAAACTAAAACATTGTACTGAATTGTTTATACTCTCTAAAGATAAAAGACCAGTTAATTCAAAAGGTCAATACTCTACAATTGATAATGCAGTAAGAGTACCTTATCAACAATTTAAAAATGCTTTAAAGAATGGATATACTATTTCAATCAAATTAGGTCCTATTGGTGATACTGGTTACTCGATATATTGTATTGATTGTGACCATTGTGATTTCTCTCATCCAGTCTATAAGTGGATGAAATCATTAATAGATACTCCTCAACTAGTTGAATTATCACAATCTAAAGAAGGTGCACATCTATTTATAATAAAGAAAACAGACCAAGAATATGAAACAAGATTTATGGATTTTACAGGTCAACAACTAGAAGTTTGGACTAGAGTTAGACATATTGTAAGTCCTGATATATCTAAGATTGTAGATGTTGAATTAAAGGAATGTAATGTAGCAATATTTGATAAGCTAATTGAACTTAGTGATGAGCAAGAAAGATTAAAAGCAGAACAATATGAGCGAGAAAAACAGAAAATTGAAAAGGCTCATAAGAAAAAGAATTATACTTTTGTAGCTCCTGAAACTGATATTAGTGTATTTAGCAAATCAGATAAAAGATTATATGAATTACTTAATGCTGAACCAGAAGATGTAGATAATAGTGCTAATGATTTAGGACTTGTAAGAAAGATATGTTACTATTACGACACAAAAGATAAAGATATAGTTCAAAATGTATTTGAACGAACTGATTGGTTTGCTAAGAAAGATGATTACCATATAAAGAAATTCTACAGACCAGGTTATCTAGATAGATTAATAGCTTTGAGTTAATAGGAGTTAATATGCAAGTAACACTAAGAATTAGTAATGGAGAGTATTTAGATATAGAACTAGATACCCGAAGTAGAACAATAAGAATTAATAATCCTATACCTAATTTATCAGAGGAAAAGATACTTGAAATATCAGAGCTATATAAATATAAAATTGAACTACCTATTACTGGTGACATTGTAGTACCAAGTGTTGATAATATAACTCCAGAAGAAGTTGACAAGTATTATTCTGTATCAACAGAGGATGCATTAAATTGTTTTCTTACTGTAGCTAATATGATAATATCGGAGAATTAAGATGAAGTATACATTAAATGCAACATCAACAAGATT